GTAGCCGAAAGCGACCACACTCCTCCACGACCTTAATCTCCGTCACCGCCCTAGCTCTTTCAGCTTGGCATCGTCAGCCGCAATCGTAGCTGCTAATTTATCCAGATCATTTGACTGCCCAGCGTAATGAATGATGTAGGCATCCTTGTGGCGGTCTAGGCCGTACTGGTCCTCCACACTGGTCATGCAGTTGTAGGCGGGATCTAAGCCCGACAGCGGTATGTCCCAGAGATGCGCTTGGATGTTCGCCCAGGTCTGCATCCCGAAGTGGTTTGGTACAGTACCCAGCGGGGGTAGGGATAGTAAGCCAACGTGCTTGCGCCGGATGGCAAACACGCCGAAGTTAAAGTAGTAGGTAGGCGTAATCGTTCCGCCATACTGCGCGGCCAGCTTCTTCATGCCCTCCTTGCGGTCTAGGAAATCACCCTCATCAAAGGCAATAAAGCCGTCATTACCCTCCTCCTTGGGGTTAGCAAAGTCATCGCAGTCTTTGGCCACAAGACAATCGCAGTCGATGTAGATGCACTGCTCGTAGCCTCGCCCCACCAGTATGTTTGCAAGGAGCGACTTGTTATAGTCCTTAGGGTCCATGACCGATCTGTTTATCAGAATAAAGTCGATCTCGTTGCGCTTGGCAAAATCCTCGATGCGGGGCTGGGTGAGCGCAAGAACCTTATCCCACTCCGTCCCAAACGCCATCGTGACTACAGCGCGTTTCATTTTTTGACCAAGCCCTCCAACGCCTTCGTGATGACGTACTGAACCACTGCCTCTTGATCTTTCTTTAACCGCTTCAGCCCAAAGGCGTGCAGAGCCTTGGCCGTCTTATCGTCATAGGTTACGTCGACCAGCACTTGCTTGGGCGCAGGCCGTGCTTTGCCAAAAGTAATTTTGCCTAGATCCTTCATTTGCGTTTTCTCCTTTTTGGTTTTACTTCCTTCCAAACATCAAACTTGTCATCCAGGTCAACCGACCAAAGCATCAGCGTCTTGTATAGGCCGTAGCCAATCCCTAACCGCAAGATAGTGCGGCTGATGACATCCCCCAGCCAATACAAAACCCATGACAGAGCCAGCTTCATTTATCGCTGCAATCATAGTCTTCCCAAGTAACCCTCCCGCACCCCTTGATTGCCTCATCCCTAGTCTCAAAGGTATCGTAGTGCGACCAATCTTCCTGCCTGCCCTCACCAGCCTCATCATTGTAAACCGCCCACTCTGGTTTGCCGTCATCATCAAACTCTTTCTTAATCCATCTCATAGTCGCGGAACCTCCTTCTTAATCTGTGCGAGCGTAAACAAGCACCGAACCAACGCACGCTCTAAATGGTCAGCCGCCGTCTCGCCGTTGTTGTCTGGACAAGGCGATGACTTATGCAATTGCATCTGCGCTGTGGCCAAGTGCCGGACGGCTCTGGCGATATGGTAATCGTGAGTTGGCCTATCCTTCAGCAACCAATCGCCGTAGTCGGATTTCAATGATCCCTTGCCCATAACGCGCCACACTATGTCGGCGGCAGCATCACCCATCTCGGCTATAGTCGGCGCAGTCATTTGGCAAGACTCCGATAAACTTGGTCCAGCAATTCCTCTAGCCACAGTACGTCTTGTGGGTCGATCATAGCTTCATCCCTGGAGGTGTGTAACCCTTAACCCAAGCCCACACCTTCTGCATCGCGCAGAAGGCAATGCCAGCTTGGTAGAGTTCGTCTTCGTCCCACACCTTCGTTGTCAGCTTGGTAGCATCGTTTGACGCTAGGACCACCGACACGCAAGCGCACTGAGGATTCTCGCTTGCGGCTCGGTATGCCCAAAGCTGGGCGCAATCTGTATCGTAGAATGGATCGTACTTAGGATTAACCTTCCGATTCTTTAAGTCGACGATAGCGTCACCCACATCGCGCAACTTGACGTAGGCATCACACCTTCCCGCATACCCTGCGCCGACAAGACCCTTTTCGCACCAGTAGGTTTTCTCGACATTTTTTTCTGCCCACTCGCTGAATGTCTTGATGTACGGAGCAAGTGTTTCATCTGTGGATACGGCTCTTCCCAAGAGGATGTTCTCCATACATTCATGCATTTTCGTGCCATGCTCCGCCGCTTTGGTTGTGGACTCTTTGCTGTCCTTAACCACTCTTCGAGCGTAGGTTTCGAGCGTTTCATCTGCCTCCTTCGGAAGTGTGAGCGAGGACATAATAGCCTGCTCTATCTTCCAGCTTGTCAGTTGTGGTTTGTCTAGGATTCCGATAATAGATGTAACGCTAGGCAGCAACCCCAACTTGCGAGCATCGGCTACGGTGGTGTTTCGCTCGTTGCCATTCTTGCCAATAATTACATGAGCAGACTCGCCTTTTTCTGAGTACCAATGACCCGCCTGATCCGTTTGGACCAGACGGGAATTGGTAGGCTCTTTCGCTGTGATTGTAAGAGCCATTACAATTAGAACGGCATTGCGTTGCCGTCTGCGTCAAGCTCGACCTTAGTGGCCGTAGACTTGCCTGCAGCGGTCGCAAACTCTTTGGATGCACGAATCTTATCCTGTAGCCACTCCGGCATCTCGCTAAACTGCCCACCCTCGCCCTGCTCAATCTCATAATACATCTGAGCGTTGGTGGTGTTAGCTGGAGCCTTCATACCCTTGGGTAGCTTGGATGCTCCCGCAATGGCGCAATACTGCCTGCCCTGCTGGCTCGTCTTGTGGATTAGGGTCAGCATGGCTGGCTTGCCCAAGAGGTTCTTTAAGCTGAATGCCTTTAGCTCTGCCGAGGTAAAGGTCTGGCCTCTCCACTGCTCTAGCAGTTTCCGCAAGCTGGCCTTTTCGCCAAGTGAGCGGGTCTGCTCGATGGATACCACCATCGGCTTTGACACCTTAGTTGTCTTGCCATTTTCTACGACCTCAAACTCATCAGTCTGGTCGGGCAACTCAAAAGTAAGCCGCACTTTGGGCGACCATTTCTCTTCGTTATCCCAGTTGGTTTTCTGTGTGCCTAGGTCGACTAGGCTGTACAGCATCCCAACCGTAGCTCCTGCTTCGGGTAGTTTGCGCTCCATCTTCTGCGATTCACTAATGGTTAGTGCCATGTTATTTCTCCTTATTTATTTATTGGTTTATGTTGTTGGGGGTAAGTTGGTCTAGGTCGTGCGGGCTGGTGACATAAAAACCTTTTACATCGGTCGATGGCATATAGTCGATCTTTATTTCTCTGGCTGGGGCAAGTTGCCGCGCCAGCTCGCAAACATCATCAGCGGTTAAAACTACTAGCCACTCCTTGCGGCCATTGCGGCGGAAGAATACTGCTGGGATCTTGCCAGCAGGACAATCCCGCTTGGCCTGCGCCATCCACTCTTCGGGCTTGAGTGCTTGGCATCGTTTGCCTTCGATATGAAATGGAAAATTCTCGCAGACTACATCCCCGCTACCGCCCTCTGGGTTGCCTGCGTATTGCTGGGTGCGCCTAGCCTTCTGCCAGCCCTGTTCCCGCAAGTATCCCGCCAACTCCCTCTCCCCTTGCGCTCCCTTAGCTCGGCTATTGATTTTGCCCATTGGCTAGTGTCTAGCCAGCCACCCCCAAACCCGTCAACACAAAATGTGCTACTGCCTAATTGCGGTTATACTTATTAGCGTCTCTAATGTCCTTATTAAAGTTTCTCATCATCTCAAACACGGTCAGTCCTTCTCGTATTTCTGGATTCTTGTTTAACCACGCCATCGCCTCGTCGAATGATTCCACATCGCGCATAGCTTCCTCAAACTTTTCCCATGCTTGCGCCTCGTTCATAGGTTCTGGAATACCCGCCAGCTTTGTCCTGTCGATGGGCAAGTGGTAAAGGTGATCGACTTGCATTTGGAGATAGGAAGTAACCAGAATAAGTCATCGGTCATCGCCCACATAGCCACATAATCCACGTTACTGATGGCGCGCTTGGGCGTATTATATCCATTGCCAGTGCTGGTGGAGAAGCGATACCGAGTGCGCCCAGGCTCAACATTCTGCGCGGTCTTAACTTGGATGCGGTGAAACTTGTTATCCTTCTCTGCTACCACATCGTAGCCAGCAAAATCTTCGTAGGGTAACAACACCGAATACCCGCACCGCAGTAACGCGCCGGTGACGCGAGCCACCCCAACTGCACCTATTTGGCGTGATGTTAATTTCATGCTTGACGGCTTTCGGTTTGTGCTAGAGACTTTTCCCAATGAAAGCAATAATAACTATGACACTGACGGCGATGCTGATGGCATCGGTGATGGCGGATGATGAAACCGAAATGAACGACTTTATTGGAGGGGTTTATCGTGGGGGTGGGAATGTTCATCGGGCTGGGAGTGTGATTATGACTGAAGATGGATTGATATTTAAGTCAGGAAGTAGATTTATTTATCAAGACGGCAGAGTCTGTCAGCACGTTGGGTCAACATATATTCGAGAAGATAGTAGTGTTGTAGTTCGCGCTGGCAGTGCCTTTGTGTCAAATGATGGGTTAACCGAAAAGGTTGGGTCTTGCTATATTGGTCCAGTTAATTCATTTACTGCTGGATCAACCACAGTAAGACAAGGGTGGGCAAGTCGTTAACCCTGCCCAAAGGTTGACAATCTATTCCTAATTCTGCTTTCTAAGCCTTGGATAAACTTTTTGCGAGCAGGGTTACGCTCGGCCATTCTATATTCGTCCTCAAGCTGGGCTTGGCTAGCCGCTCTCATTAAGGCTCTCGGTTCGACTTGGTTGATCGCGGCTAATGTCTTAGGACCAAACCCGCCATCTACTGCCACCTTCTGCCCCAGCGTGTTCAATCCTTGCTGGATGTACTTCGTTGCACCGCCCAGCCCACGATTAAACGCGAGATCCTGCGTGAATGGTTGGAGTGGTTGGGGGAGTCTTTCGACAAGCGGCGCGGTGTATCCTTGGATGTACTCTGCCGCAGCTTTCGCTCTTTCTTGCGCTGGGAGCGATGAGATGGCTTTGAATGCTTCTGGATGGTATCGGTCATTGATTCCAGCTACTTCAAAGTTTCCACCCATATCTCCAGATGGCAACTTGTAGACGGCAAGATTTCCCTGCTTGTCCTTGCGACCTTCCCATTCCACGGTTTGTAATGGTAGCGGAAGTTCGCCAGATGGTTGTGGTTCTGTTGGTGGTCTAACGTATTCGCTCATAGGTTCAATCCTTGCGGTCTGTTCTGGTGGTTGTTGCGGTGCAGCCGTGTATGGCTCTAGTTCTTTGCGGATAGACTCATTCCGCATACGGGGTTCTAACCCAGTAAAACGAGAAGCCGCCCCGCTGATGTCAAATTTCGCCATTACTCTCCTTGTTGCATCATAAGCTCTCGGCCTATCTCTTGACGCTTCTGCATCTCCTCTGGAGATAGTTCGCGCCTCATGCTTTTTGTGAGTGACTTACTAATCTTGTAATCCCGATACCTATTATTGGCGATAGCGGACGCATTATCTACGCCCATCCCGCCGGAGCGCATAGCGGAGATGGCTTCCGACCTAGACAACCCCAGCATCATTGCAGCGTGAAAATCTTTGTTGGCTTCATCAAACATAACCCTGCGCCTGTTCTGCATCTTCTCAAATTGCTCCCGCACATTAGCTTCCGGCACGTTACCCACCGCACCATACGTCTCGGTAAAGATCCTGCCAACATCGGCTATGTTGGAGTTAAACCTAGATGCCTTAGATTCTAGTGCCTTGGAGACATTGATAGATTGCGGGCGAACACCGAACAAGGCGGACAACTCCTCCGACGGCTTGTAGACGCGCCCATATCGAGAGACAGATGTGTCGGGTTGGCCAGATAGAGCGTATCCGATCCTGCGGATTTGAGATACGGTAGCTGGTTCTGTCTGTCGTAAAATGTATGATATTACATCAAGAGATTTATCTGTAAAAGTATCTTGAGGATTTATGATTGTTCTGCCACTTGCAGTCTCTCCTCTTTGGGCGGAAACAATAGCGTCCGTTAGAATACTTGGTCCTATATAAGATTCGGTAAATTCTTGAATTGCACCCAAAATCTTTTCCTCTGGATTTTTACCGACAGCCACAGCCTGCGCTGGTCCCATAAAGATTTCGTATGGGCTGGTGTAGGATATATCCACATAACCAACATCCTTGCCATCCATCCCAGTAGGCATAAGGGCAGCGTTCTTTTGGTACGGCGCAACAAACCTTCTTAACGCATCTGCCTTACGATCATTAAATCCAGTAGCCCACTTGGCAAGCTCAACCAAACCGTAAACCGCAGATGTTCCCGCCAACATTCCTATTAACCTTTGTAACCCGTATCTACGCATACCAGGTGTTTTCATGTCCTCGCCTGCATACCTCAGTGTATTGGGCAAAATCCGCAACATCTCTGAAGGCCAAGAAACAAAGTTTCCAATTAAAGGTTGCAGGCGGAAGGCTTTAATAATCCTTGGCACACGCGAGTAGGTTGGCCTTGTGTTTTTGACGCGCTCGGCTGCAATCACTTCAGCCTCTAGGCGTGACAACCCCCTGCCGTCCATTAGTTGCTTGGTTTCATTCTCCCAAGCCATTAGCTTAAATAGGTTGTCTCCAGCTCTGTAGGTCTTGTTAAGTGCGCCAACACCTTTCTTTAAGACATTAGCACTTTTACCCGCCAGCATTTCAGCGTAATCAATCGTAGATCCTTTGTACTGCTGTGCGTCTTTAAGCATTTGCGTAAACTCATTCAGAACAGTGTTGTCGTATACGCCTAGTTGAGCGGCGCGGGTTAGGTAGGCTCTGCCCTCCTTGGTATCCATTGCTGGTACACCAAAGTCGGCCAAGATGGTCTTAATGGGTTTAAGATTACCGCCGAAATTAAAGTTGCCGTTGACCACCTCAATCAGCACGTTGGAAATTGGGTTTCTAAATTGGGCTTGCACGCTACCTACTGTCTTGCCCCACTTCACCCAAGCGTTAGCCATTGAATAAAGTTGAAACGCTGTGCCGCCCTTATGAAACATCTCAAAGTTTTCTAGCGCATCGACCAAGTCCTTCTCTGCATACAAGCCATTTAACGGCGAGCGGGTATCCGATCCTTCCGCAGCAATTTGAGTTATCGCATTGCCGGTTGGCCTTTCAAAGAACAGCTTATTGGCAACTCCAAAGTCTTTAAGTTTATTTAACATCTCCTGCTTTTGCAGAAGGTCAATCATCTTGCTGGCTGACCGAGCGTAGTTAATAACGGGATCGGTGTATTCGCCCATAAGGAAACGAATCTCTTTGGGAATGTCTAATCGCTTCTTGGTTATGCCAAGGTTCTTGCCTAGCGTGGCGGCATCAATTAGGGACTCAAACGGTTTATCTCGGCCTCCTTCAACATACTGCTTAATCTTGCCCTGTACCTCAGCCTCGGTCACATTGGGGTTAGCGGCTTTCATTTGCGTGCGTACGAAGTTCTCAGCATTGGCATACTCAACTGGATTTCTGCGCTTAACCAATTCGACAGTGTACTTAGGATTTTCCCTGCCCTCGTAAGATCGGGTTAGGTACTCTTCCTTGTTTGCCCTGACAATATCAGCCTTGCTTACTCCAGACGGTCCTGGTTCTTCGCTGAACACGCCAGCCTCAATTAACTGTTCGGAAAGGTTGTCCAGCTGTCTGCGCATCTGTGAGGCAATGGGCTGGAAAGGCTCTGGTAGCGTGGTTACGGCGGTGCGTCCGCGCAAGAATCCGTCAAGTTTACCAGACTGCTCTGGCGTAAGTTTTGCTGTGCCATTTAATGCTTTCGCTGTTCTGCCCAAATCTGCCAGCGTAAAATCAATCTGCTTGAGCATCGCCTGCGTGCGCGATCCCTTCGCTTCCATGATGTCAAACATCTCTTTAGGAAGATTGCCTTCCGTGGTGAGCCACTTCTGCGCTACCTTGGCCGCACCTTCTTGCACATCGGAGACAATAAACCCAGCCTCACCAGCCTTGCCACGCATAGGGCGAGGCATAGTGGGTTTAGAAAGATTCTCCTTAAATAAATTATATTCTTCATACAATCTTTTTTGATCATCAATCGGAAGCTTCCCTAACTTTTCTTGCGTTAATTTCTTTTGTTTTAGAAATCTATTTCTTGCCTCATCTGGTGTTATTCCGTATTTATTTACAAAATTTTCCTCACCAAGCTGCATCATTGTTTTTGGCTTGTATGGTTTGCTGACAGGACCTTCCTCTATTTTTTGCCTTACAAGATTTGCAGTTTCTTGGTCTGGAGCAACTATATTCACTTTTACTTTATTCGGTAATTCTATTTGTTCTTGAATTTGCTCTGGAACAAACTCACCCTCTGCTGGCAACGCCAATCTCTCCGTTGTCGGCAACTGAGTCCTTGGCGTAACAATCGGACCTTCGCGGACTATCTCGCCTTGCAGTCCGCGAGTGTCTGGAATAATCGCCTCACGATTGATGCCTTGGGATTCGGTTGTAAATACATTCGTTCTCGGTACTGGATCGTTTAGGTCGACTAGGCTTTCCTGCATTGGCGTAATGATCCCACGCCGTTGCATCGCTGCCGTGTCGGCTTGTGTGCCACGGACAATTCCGCGCACACCAGCTTCGGGTAGTTCTGGTACAACAGGTCTAGGCGCGGGTAGCTCGGCGGTAGGTTGTGGCGTTACTTGCGGCTGTTCGCCTGGGGTAAGTTCAGTCTTATCTAATACCCTGCGTCCACCTAGTTCTACTTCAGTGCGCCTTGCTCCAGCTACGCCCCTTGCCTGTGTTCTTTGTGCTTCGGCCAGTATGCCATTCCAATCCCTAAACTCCGCTTCTGTGGCAGTACCAGATTTAACCCTTTCATTCAACGACAACGCCTGCTCTCGGTTATATCCCTTAATCCTTGACCCACTCCCCAGCCCAGCAAAGGCCGCACCGAATAAGGCATCCGTGGCGATTGTGCTAGGTCGCATATCAAATTCTGTTCCTAGCTCCTCTGAAATAATTGCTCTTGTTCCAACACCAGCTCCAACACCTATTCCAGCACCCGTGGCTACAGTCTTTCCCAGTTCCTGCGCGGCTCGCTTTGCGCCTAGTTCCTTAAACAAAGTCCCGCCAGCTTGTGCCAATTGTCTTACCCCAACTGCGCCTAGTGCTAGAGATGGAGCAAGTTCGCCAGCGGTGGCATAACCTGGAGCAATTTGTTTAGATACCTCTATTTTTCTTGGAACATTTCCCAAGGGAAAGTTTCTTAACGCAACATCAGCCAATTCTGCGCCAGCAATTGATCCAGCAACACCGCCAGCAACAGCCCCTACTGGTCCGCCTACAGCCGCGCCACCAATTCCACCAAGCAATCCGCCACCAACCGCTCCCACGCCTTTTCCAAAACCAGCCAAACCAGCTATTGCCTTTGCGCCGACCTGAGAAGGCACATCCACGGCCTGCGTGTTTACAAAATCATCAATTTCAGCGTCCTGCTCTGGCGTGTAGTCTTTAAGCGTAGATGCGTATAGCTTAGTCTCCTCACCCCACTTGCGGGCTAGGTCAACTTGCTCTGGATAAGTAAGAGTCTTGTAATCTTCGGAAGCCTTGACCTCACTCCACGCCGGAGGTTCTTCTAGTTTTGGTGCTGGCTCTGGCTCTACGGGCATCCCCGCCAGTTGCCGAATACGATTGGCTGATGATAGCTCTAGGGCTTCAGCCATGTTATCTGCCTAGTCTTGTTTTAACCCAATTTGCAGCCGCTGGTTCTTCCTTGCCTCCAAGGGCTTCTCTTAGTTGATTTTTCATAAATTGAGGAGTTATTTCAGAATCTAGCAATTGTGCTGCTTGAGGTACAGTAACAAAAATAGGATTTCCATTCGCAGCTATTAGAGGAATTTTCCCGCTTGATGCTGCTCCAGTAAGTTTGCTCCTTACATCCGCACTTGCCATTTTAATTGCTGTATCTCTTGGTTGACCCTCTGCCTCATAAGTTGCGGCCAATTGAGGAACTTGAGTGCGGTAAATTTGAGTATAAATATCTGCTCCAGCCATGCCGGCCTCTGGAGCAAGAACAGTTCGCTTCACTCCGCCAAGGTTTATGTCGGCAGTTGGAAGCAAGGATTTCTCGCCAGCCAAGTAATTCTTTGCGGCCTCAACTCTTGCTTGCCTTGCCCTAGCTTCAACATCAAGTTGTCCCTGCATCTTTGTGGCCTCAAGTATGCTTGGCCCGCCTTGTGCAGTCATCCTTGCGCCCATTTCCTCGCCAATAGGAATCCCCGATTCTTTTTGCTTTTCTTGCTCAAGAAAAGCAGCAACATCGGCAGCCCTGCCAGCCCTTCCAATCGGAGTTGACATTGTCTCTTCTTCTTTTCCTCTTGCTACACGTTGACGAAGTTCCTCCATCTTGAGTGCATCTTCTTCAGCCTGCATTGCTTTACTTGCGCGATAGGCTCTGATGCTATCCATCTGCCAAGGCATAGGAATAAGAGGATCGTTTGGATCTAGTGCCATAAATTATCCTATCTTTGAATCCATCCACTTACGAATGAGTGCCTTAATTTTCGGCCTGTTGCGTATTGACTTGGCAATCCTCTCGCCATACTCAATGTAATAGTTTCTCAGATTGTCAGATGCCTTGGTCAGCATCCACTCGCGGAACTGAAGCCACTTAGGATTGTCTATGCCGTAAACTTCGCGAGCAACCCAACATAAAAGCCCAGCACCAGACAAAGCTCCAAATCCTCCAGCAAGATCCTTAAATCCACCAGCGGCTGTTGCAAAATTCTGGAATGCATTTGGCTGCCTAGAAATTGCACCAACCTGCGCACCGTAGGTGCTTGCTCCGTAATCAGCCTGCGAGCGATAAAGCTGATTAAACGCATTGGTAAGCTGGACAGGAATCTGTTGGTCAACCGCTTGATAGAAGTTAGCAGCCGTGGACGGCTGTTGATTAAACCCACCAGGCAATGCTTGATTGGCTTGGATGTAGCTCTGCATCGCAGCCTGCTGCTGTGCTGTGCGTGCGCCAGCGAGGTTGGCGATGGAAGGTCCGCCAGCAACAAAGTTGGAAGCTGCACCCAGCCTGTTCTGCTGGAGTGCATCACGGAAAGCCAAGTCAGCTTTGAGCGCATCACCACTCGACAAGCCAGATCCAAGGAAGCTCTGTGCTGCCCCGTAGCGTGCCAGCTTGCGGGCTTCGCCAGCCGCACCGATCTGTGAGGCTTCTTGCACTGCCGGTCCAAGGCCAAAGACGTTGCCACGGGCAGTCTGTGCGGCTCGGATAGATTGCTCGTATCCACGCCGTTCTTCTGCGCCAATGGTCGATCCAAGGCGGAGTTGATTAAGAGCCTCGTCCTCGATGGTCTGACGAATCTGCTCAGTCTCTGGCGTGGTCGTAGCACCAATTGGCTCAGTAGCCATCTGGCGATACTGCTGACCTAAGCCAACCGCAGTGCGGTAGGAATCGGGATCAATCTGGAAAAGCTGTTGTGAAGCACGCTCTTCGGGTAATTGGACAAAAGACCTAAAGGCAGTTATCTCCTTTAGCCCTTCGGGGCTATCCATCGTGATAGGCTTGAAATTCTTTTGCATATCCTGCGCGCCAGTAACTGCGCTGGTTACGCTCTTTAGGTCATCGTTGAGTTGTTTAATGAATACTTCGGAAGATGTACGCCTAGCATCGCCAGCGGGAAGATCGGCAAGAAGTTTGTTTGCCGCAGTAAGTCGTTCATTGATGCCAGCAATCTGCGTGTTGCCGCGCTCAATTACGCTGTTGAGGCGGGATAGCTTGGAGTTATTGTAATCGTCAACGATCTGCTGATCGGAGACTTGGAAGTTTAGCATTGAGCCAAGATCAGACGATCCGTAGTTACGACCAGCAGAAAGTTGTGATAGGGCTTGGTTAAACTCTGGTCCTGCATTTGGATTTTGCATTCCCATACCTCCAGCAGTTAATGCTTGGATTTGAGAAGCAAGGGAATTTCTGGTATTTTCCTGGCTAGTAACATCAGCAAGCCTTTGCTCGTATGTCTTTTGAAGATTTGCTATTGATTCGTCTTGCTTCTTTTTAATTATTGCATTTGACGCATTGGTTGCTTCAGCAATTGAATTGTATGGATAATCATTTTTTTCCTTATTATATTTGATTATTTGATTGTCATATCCAGTATATTTTTGTCCGTTCCAAGATGCTTGACTTATATTTCCATCGGCATCTACTGAATATCCGTAATACAAACCTGTATTCCTATCAAGAATAGCCATGATTATTTAGTTCCCGTGCTAAAAGTAGGATTTGAAACATTCGTGCCAATCGTGCCATAAAAGTCTACTGGCCCTGGCTGGCGGTTAAACGCAACATTCTGCTCAACCGAGCTATAGGGCGATGTGCCATATAAACGCTCGAACTGCCTAGTCATTTGATCGCCTAATCCACGATTCAGAGCATACGCCTGTGGGCTAGTCTCGTACTGCCTACGGAGCGATTCTAGGGTGCGCTGTGGACCGTATTGACGTTCTAGTTGCATCCCAGCCTGCACGCCTGCCTGCTGGTCTAGGGCTGATAGTTGCCGTTCCAAGCCACGCTGGGCTGGTAGATACTGAATGCGAAGTTTGTTTTCTAGCTCTGCCATAGCCGGAGCTTTTTCAATATAAGTCTCGATATTCTTCTTGTACGCCTCTGCATTAGCCTGTGCGACCGCTGCTGGATCGGGCGGAGGGGGCGGTGCAGGAATAGAAGGTGATCCACCCATGGTGTTAAACCCTAGCCTTTCGCATAAATGTCATATAGTCATAACTCCTTGGTTTGCCAGAACGATTAAAGGTGATCCGCTTGCGGGGACCGAAACGTTGCCAAAGCAACAACAGCAAGCAATTCAATGATTTAGCACCCTTTGAGGAGATAGTCAAATCCACAAACACATTCTCACCATCTTCAGTATGCTCATAATGCTTAGGCTCTTGCCCATCCTTTAGACACCTAGCCAAAGCCACGCCTGCTATGCCATCCTTATCCTCTACAATGCCTACCATCCCCTGCTTCTCAAACCAGCCGTACCATTCAGCCAGGTTAGGCCACATGGACTCCGGCACGCCACTCTCCTCAATGTACTCAACAGCCGTCATATCGTCTTTTGCACCTCAATGGTATCGGGGTTGGCGGCTGCGGTAATCTGCCTAACCGCCATCTTGTTTGCCTCAGAGGTAACACTGATGTTGATTAACCGCCACTTCTCGTACTTGCGCAGATCGGAAGCAATGCGTTTCTTGACCGAAGTAGGCAGAACGGCTGGCAGGACAAATGGCAGTACCAAAACGGTGCTGGCAATGTTTAGGTTGGGCTGCACTTCCACATCGCCAACATCGCTGTCCCGCTGGATGGCAATAGTGGCGTTACTAGAAAACGAATCATCAAAGATGATCTCAAAATTGCTACCATGTTTTTGAGCAAATGGATCGCCAAAGTCCATATCGCGGGTACGAACAGACGAGCTAAAATCAAACGTGCCAACGCTTGTGCCGTTGGATTGGATGCCAAAATCCACATAATCTGCTGACGTAGTTTGAGCTGGTGTCTTGTATCCGCTGTACTTGTTAATCTGGCCAGTGGTCAATTTCATCATTAACCGCAAGCCTTCGCTTTGGAAATTGGTCAAGGCAAACTGCATTACCTTCGGTGTCCAAGTTCCCTCAAACGCTCCCAGAATAGTGTTATAGACTAAGATCGTATCGTTAAAGTTATTGGAGGCTGTAGGTACGGCTAGTAGATACCTATTGTCGTAGTAAGCCGCAGTGCTAATGCCAATCTGCGCTGTATTGATTTCTTGGATTACATCCTTAACGACTTCCGAGATAGGCAAGCCGACTGAGGTAAAGTCGTCCGACGCAGACCGAATGAGCGACCTAATGCCATCGTCAGACAGAAAGAATATGTCGCTGTTAACTTGGATGGCTGATGCCCCCGCCACGCACCCAATGTTATTGGAAATGATCGATATGGTCCAATCAGCCGCACTGGTCATGTCGGGCGGGATGGTGATTTGGAATATCCTGCGCCGCTTGAATACAATAATACGATTCTCAAAGTAAGGCACAATAGCGGTAATCTCATCACCATCATCGCCGTTAACTACCACGCTGTTTGTCAAATCCCACACGGAAGGATCTAGGATGTCCGAGGCGTAAAGTGTATTGCGGTTTGCACCAGAGCCAACGCCAAACAGCCTGTTGCCAGCATTGATAATCGTCTGTAACCCCTGGGGCGGTGGGCTGGCCGTAGCCGTAGCCGTAGCCCCAGAGCCGTTGCCAATAATCGTAACCGTAGGCGTGTAGCCGTAGCCAGAACCGCCATTTACTACCACCACCCCCGTCACCGCTCCGCCAGCTACGTTGGTAATTAAAGTAGGCAATTCCCCGCCCCAGTTAGGGCCGGTGATAATGGCAGTCGCGCTGGTATACCCAGAGCCTGCGGTTGTGACGGTTATTGCTCTTACCTTACCACCCTGCCGTTGGACAATGTTGCCATCAAAGAAGTGTAAATCGTCATCGGCATCCGCCAAAAACATTTTGTTGTTAAACTGCGCCATAGAAACTTTGGAGGTATAAGCCACAACATAACCATCCGCCCATTTCTCGGCTTCCGCAGCCCACGTCCTATTGACCGCGCTCCAAAGTTCATCAGCAGGATGGAGGTCGGCTGTGCCGTTGGAATCAATCGTGTACAGCCTGCCTTGGGTCACAGTAACCAAATCTTCCGTGCCAGTAGTATCGTAGTAAGCCATCCCGCCGATTGATCCTTGCTGGGATGTAGCGGTCGTATTAAAGCTAGTTACCCCGCGCCGAGTCTCCAGATTGCCCTTTGGGGAAAGGGTCATGTTGACCAACCTTTGTACTTGGTTCTGGGCTAACTGGTCAGATTGGAGTCCGCTGGCTTGTCCGCCAGTAAAGGAGCGGATACCATCAAACGCCAACACATCGTCGGTGGCATCTATGAAATACGCCATAGTGGTTAGATAATCTCTTCGATGCCTAAATCGCCCAAGCCAACTGGGGTAATCTGCTTCATCCCGCCTACTTGGCTCAACTCGTAATTGGCCATCGCCGCTAGGTCGGCGTTAGCTGCCTGCGTGACAACTTGCGCCTTGCCGTACTGCCGCTCCCGCTCCAAGGCATCAGCGTGGGTCAAGGCTAAGACAACGTGGCTGACGTGGGGTAAGCGTAGTTCGTCGGCAATGGCGTTGGCAGAGGGAGGAAAATCTACGACTAGGTTAGTGCGGGTTAGGCACTGGAGCTTTTGCACTACTAAGAGCGTGTTGGTGCTGGTGGTGTCTAGTTTGGGGTAGAGGTCTAGCTCGGCAGTTCCGCCGGTGTTACGCCCCTTGAAATAGTAGAAAGCAGGCGTGCCAGTTGTGTCCTCGTCCAGCAAATTAGCGTCTTGGCTAACGATAGTAGCCAGATCCATCGCTTGAATTTCAGCATCATTGTAAGCTACCGAAAGAGGATTCTCCACGTTGGAGCCAAGGGAGACAGTCCTGCTGGCCGTGCCGACTGAGTAGGTGGAGGTTGTGACAGTCTCGCGCCAAGCAGCAAAGTTCCAGACTCGGCGATAGTTTAGCGAGGCTGACTTTTGCAGGAAGGTAAGCGTGTCGGCATCGGTCTTGCCGATCTTCTCGCCAGCGTATTGGGCGATTTCAGTTAGGGTCATTTATCCCTTTCCTTAATTCAAAACGCTCGGCCAAACTGCTTTAATCTCTTCTGGCGTGTTGCCAACAATCTCGGTCTTAGTCACGTCACGCAATGCTTGTTTCTTTGATGCAATTTCAGCCTGCTTCTCTGTATCAGCCAACTCAACAGCCTTCATAAACTCAATGTCAAGAGAAGCAAGAATAGGCTTGCGAGCCTCACGCCACTTGTCTTTCCAAATCGCTTTGGCTTTATCTGGGTTTACAATAATCATTCTTGGTACTCCCATGCGTTGCGAAAGGTGCGGTCGGACGGGATTTCAGAGACATCTACAATTTTATATGGAACTCCGTTTGGGACATCCTTCTCAGCAAGTTCTTCAATTGTCCTGTCCCAGCTAGGAGCTGGAATCACAACTGAAACACTTTCGTCTGGGTTTTTATAGATGATTCTTTTGCTCATATTAATTACCAAAAACAGCAGCATGGGCGTTTAACGGGTCTTTAAATACGTTTTGGTCAAAACAAGAAAAGAATACATTTCCACCAGTTGTCATATATGCTTCATTAAAATCAACAATGCTTACGGTTGGATCTCTATCACTTGCATTACAAACGACGCAATCATTCTGGGAGGCAACAACTGTTAAATTAATAGTAAAAAGCCCAACCCCGCCATCTGTAATCGAGGACACATTAAAACTATTAGCGATAGCGGGAGTCCCAGTTCCGTTAAACATAACCCAAGCTTTTGCAGTTCGCTTAGCTACGTTGTCTGCTTCGGTTGCGCTAGTGGATAATTTTGCAAATGTAATTGATCCATCCGCAGGAGTTGAAGAGAAGGTTCCAGTTGTTGCTGATGTAATTCTTCCCTTTGCATCAACAGTTAAAAATGGGATTGCTGTTACACTTCCATAAGTTCCAGCCGTTGCTCCGCTTGTTCCAAGTGTTCCAGTTCCGTTGCTGATTGTGAAATCACCAGCAAGGGTGGTGGAAAGATTGGTGATTGTGCCAGTTGTGCTATTAAGAGTAGCAATCGTTCCAGTGGTGCTGTTGAGTGTAGCAATAGTTCCAGTTGTGCTGTTAAGCGTAGCAATCGTTCCAGTAGTGCTGGCCAAGTTGGTGACTGTTCCGCTGGTAATCGTAGCCGCTGTCGATGTAGTCGTGCCAAATGTGGCTGTAGATGAGGTTAACGTAGGTATCACCCCAGTCGTAATCGTGCCAGTCGTGATTGTGGCGTTGGCGGAAACCAACCTAGTTCCCGTAGCAGTTCCGTAGGTTAACGCTGCGCTGATGTTAGCGTTGGTATAAGTACCAGCAGTCAGTGCATCCTCAAACAAGTCATACACCGTTACCGCATTGGGTGCGGCGTTGGGGTTAGTTCCATCAGCAATCAATAACTCATAGTTTGTGCCAACGCTGGTGATTGGTTGTTGGCCGGTAATGAGATCCTGGTAAATCGTGGCTGAATCAATTAGGTTGTGCAAATCATTGGCAGTAACCGTGCCGTTGGTTGCAAAGGTAAAGTTGCGATCTATCATTGCCATAAAATTAAGCCGTAAACCTTAGTGCGGTTGCGAAGATTGTTCCTGCTGGTATTGTGCCGGTTGTTTGGGTGGAATTGAAAATTGTAAAACGCAATACACCCGCTGATTCAATCCTAAAGTCTTGCAATAATCCAGCAGGCGTTGCTCCAGTTGTAGATCCAATTGAATTTATACTGCCAATGACCATGTCGCCAAGAACAACTCCAGATGCCGCAAGCGTGCCAGTGCTTACATTCGATCCTGTTGTTGCGTGGTCAATATCCAATACTGTCGCGCCAGCATAAGCTGCGGTTGCAAATGTTACCGCCGTAAGGCTTGGACCAGATGCACCAACTTTCAGAGTACCAACTGTCGCAAGACCAGTGCTGGTAAAGGTGGTCGAGGCAATTGTGCCTAGCGTGTTTGTACCAGTAGAAGAGGTAAAGCCAGTGGTAAAGATAGTTGCGCCAGAAACTGTCCCAATCGTTGCCGTCCCAATCGACGCTGTGCCAATTGACGCTGTGCCAATTGACGCTGTTCCCAAAGTGTTCGTGCCAGTAGAAGAGGTAAAGCCAGTGGTAAAGGTAGTCGCACCAATAACCGCTGCGCCAATTGTGGCTGTGCCAGTAGAGGCGGTGAAGCTAGTGCCGAAGGTGACTGCACCCGTCAGCAGGCTGGTTCCCACCACTTCAAGGCTGCCGGTGCTGGCCACGCCAGAGGTGGACACAGACAGAGCCGAGGAGGTGTTATCCCCATCGGTAACGACTTGTAGCGTGCCATCCAGCCCGCCAGTCCCAAAGGTCTTGAGAAGCTGTGGATAGCTAGTGCTAATGTTCTGTGTACCAAGTGTAGGCATTTAGTGTTCCCCTAGTTAGAAAAGCGGTTTTTTAGGACATCATAGGCCATTGAGCAAGCCAGCCCAACGACTCCAGCTACAGCCAGAACCTTCGTCCGCAAGTGTTCCAGCGCACTCAATCTATTAGCAACATCCCCGTGGAAAGCAAGTGACCTTTCGACCATAGCGTAAAGCTGAACCTGACGCTCTTCCATCCTAGCGAGCCTAACTTCCATATTCCAGACTTGGTCTTCGCTCATTTGGTTTGCCCAAGGTCAGATGCTGCACCCATGTCCGAATAAACTGGTAAAGCATTGTTATCCTGCTTGCGAGGTGAGCAGGAGGCAAAGGCAAGGCAGAGGATGACTAGCGGAATGTTCATCAAGCGGCGGTGATGGTGAGGCTAGGCGACCAGCCAGTTGTGGGGATTATTCCGCTGGTAACTTCTAGTACGCTTGAAATATCGGAGTTTTGTTGAAGGATATTGCCATCACAGTCATAAATTCCTTCGTATCTGTAAATCCAATAACCACTCTCTTTAATTAACTTTATTGCAGCTATGCCCACATCCACATATCCAGAGATGGCCTCACAGAAAGCTGCTCCATAAGTAAAGTTGACGCTAGCAGAATATAGTGTACTATTGACTTTCGATAAAGCTATTGTTCCATTGTATCCAAAAGTATCAACAACATTGATCGTGTTTGTGGTAGCAACAGGAATCCCGCTGGGTGCGGCTCCACCAACCTTGCGGATGTTTTGCACTCCTAGTCCTAGGGATAGTCTTGGCATAAAATCACAATGCAATCACCCGCCAAGGGATTGAACCTTTGGCGGGTTGACTGCTAATTCCATTAGGCCGATTTGTAGGCAATCACTCGGCCAGTTCCAGCCGTAAAGCTGTTAAACTCGCCGTAGATGATGTTGCCGGAACCAATTGATATACCTGTCAGCGTACCATCGAAATTTCCGCTGATAGTAGTAAACGTGGTGTCGGCAAGCATCTGTATCGCCCAATAACCAGAAGCCGCAGTGCCAGTCGTGCCAACGGTAAACCCGTTGCCACCTTGGAATTTATCTAAAGCGCGGGACATGATTACGCTGTGTAGAACGGAATCTTTACCGCTGTTCCGTTTACTTTGAGCAACAATGCGCCAGTGCTGGTAGCATTCGTGCTAAATGTTCCGCCAGTAGCCACGCTGGTGATTTCCACAAGCTGTGTCTCGGCTTTGCTATTCACCTTAAACGGCCTGCTCTTGGCAAGTTGTCCGCTACGAACATTTCTATCTGACATATTAGTCTCCTTTGCGACCCCAGGCACGTTTCACTTGATCCGCGCTAAAGTCGCTTTTGAACCTACTCCCAAGTTTTTGTTCTTGTTTGTAGTACCCCTTCATAATTGTTGATGTATTCGACAGCGTTGGATCGGTCGGGGATTCTCCCGTTCCAAATACTGTCAAACGTTGTGGCACAGTCGACCTTCTCAGATAGCTAGGGACCGAATCCCTCTTAGCAACCGTTTTCTCCAGTTCAACGACTGATCCGTTACGGGTGTCGGTGTACTGGTAGATCGGCATTAGCTGTAGCTTTCCTCGTCAGCTTCCTCTGCCAACTTACGCATTTTATCCTCTTCGGACATCTCTGACTCTTCATCTACTTCAGCCATCGGCTCTGCTTCCGCCATCGCATCATTGATGCGGACGAAGACAGTATCGCCGTCAACCTTTTCGACTGTGCCAGTGAGTTCCACCGAGTCACCCGCCTCTGGAGGAGTCATCTCGCCTTCACCACCATCCATCTCAAGCATGGACATAGGCAAGCGAACAAGACCTTCCTTGGGCATAGATTTCTCGCTGGAAGAGGCTGGGGAGGTTTTACCCTCCCCAGCTTTCCGAGGACCCATACCGATTACTAGCATGGCTCCCATATAGATAACTTAGGCGAAGTTAGACTTCGACCAGACAACGCGATAGAACGCAGGGTTCAATTGCTTCGCAGTATAGAAGGTTTTGAACGATGCGATGGTGCGCTGACCGTAGATGTCCGACTTGTCAGGAGCATCGAGGATTGTGACCTTAGGCGCGTAAGGCGAGCCAGTGGCCGCAACCGCTGTCATGTGAGGCACGCCGAAGGCTTGCCCACCGAGTACGATGCTTGCAAAGTTAGAGCCGGTTGCCTCGGTGTTTACACCGAAAGCGGCAGTACCAGCCGTTAAGTTGTTGGTAGTTTCGATTACGCTCACGCCGAACAGACGACCGACTTCACCTTTGTAGATGGCTTCGGGGGTGCTGTAGGAGGAAACGCGCAGGAAGTCATCGTCGTTCATCAAGTCACGGGTGACCTGAGGAGGAGCAACGAGGACGTAACCATCTTTGATCTTGGGAGCGCGGTTGACCTTGAGGGCAGTCGCGGCATCCAGAAGATCCAAAGCAGTCATCGCGGCGTTAGCCGTGGATGCCGCTTGGAAGTTGGTTCCGTTGGTTCCGTTCTGTGCGTAGCGCACGTAGGACGACGTGGAGACAGTCGTACCAGCAGTCGTGGAGGCAGTCGTGTTCAACACCAACGCGCGGTGCGAGAGGGTGTCGGCATGGAGAGCTGCATCTTCACCGAGTTGCTTAGTCGCCTGGGCCAAGTGATTGAATAGCTCGGTGGCCAGCAATACGTCGGTGAGGACGATGCTAGATCCGAACTGTTCCAACGTGGCTTCGACTGTGGAGAGGGTGAGCTGACGCTCGCCCGTACCAGCAGTAGGACTCGTGCCTTCCGACAGCGAGATGATTGAAGCAATGCTGGGGTTGTCAAAACGAAAAAAGCGGACCGTGCGATTCCCGCCAGTTTTCGTCGGATACGGAACCTTTTGGGCAAACTGCTCCATCTGGAGCAAGGGGATTTGCCTCTCTAAGAGTGACTTTGAGAAGAAGGCCTGAAACTGTGAAGAGACAGAGCCTGTAGTAACATTAGCCATTTTATTTTTCCTGTACCACTAACCTATCAAACTCCCATCCTGTCTGCTTCCGCTGCCATTCGTAACAACTCCTTTTCCTGTTCATTGCTGGACAGTTCGTGAAACTGTTTCTGTCGGGCGGGTGCAGAAGGCTGACCGCTTGCCGGTGTCGTGGCCTTTCTAAGTTGAGCCAATTCTGACTCATACTTTGCAACCTTCTTTTCCAAATCGGAGGCGGACTCCGCTTTAAGCCTAATCTTGGCGATGCCCACCGCATCCTTAATCCCCGCTGGGTAATTACGCAGGATGGCGTGGTTCTGTAGCATCTCCGATACCGCCTTGTAAAGTTTGGTGGAAGAGTCTTTGAGATCGGGGTTAGCCTCGACCTCTTCGTAAAGGTTCTTGTCCCAGGCGGACTTTAGCTCGCCTTTGACATTCTCCTCTTGCTCTTTCCTGTACTCAACCTCAATCTCGCTGGCTTTGTTTTCAGCGAGTTTTGCAAGATCATCGCGGCCTTCATCACGGTAGCTCTTTGCTGCTTCCCGATAATCTTCCGCGCTAAACTTGCGAGTTGAAGTTTGTTTCTCCTGCGCAGCAGCTTTTCCAACCGAGGCCTGGGCGGCTTCCCGCTCGGCCTGCAACTTGGCTTTCTCTGCTCGCAGTGTTTCCCATTCCTTTTCAAGACGCGACTTTGCTTTCTCATATCGTGTTGGCTTCTTTTCGGAAGCCGACTCCGACTTGGATTCATCAGATTGCGTTGTTAAAGAACTTTTGGTTGATACGGTTTCAGTCTTAGGGACCTCATCCGTCACCACATCATCTGATGTGGATTTAGTTTCGGTGGTTTCGGGAGTCGCGGGTGTCTCCAAGGTATCGCCGCTGGCCGTCTCCTTAGTTTCTGTTACCGCTTCAACTTGTGACAGGGTGGGCGCGAGTTCCGTGCCTTCATCTGCCGCCTTCGCTAAAGCCAATACATCTGCTTCGGATAGGTTAGTCAATTCCGCCATTTTGACCCTTTCTTACACTGCCACCAGGGGAGTCATTCCCAGTAGTAGGTTAATCGACGATCTGTCCTTCGACCCCATCCGTATCGTCGGTCTGGATGGGCGAGTTTGTTTTTCGGGATGCAAACGATTCGAGAACCGCTACACATCCCCTAAAGCCTTTAGCATACCCGCAAGCCAACGCAAGTGCCTCGCTATCCTTCTCGGTGGCAGAGGCGTTATTGCGCAAAGTAAGGTTAAGCAAGATGGCAGATAACTTTAGGCCGGTGGGGGTTGTGAGGAATCCAGTCCACGCCTTCTCGTCCTCGCTGTTCCACACAGGCTCGTTAACCCACGCTTGGTGACGGATAAAGGATAGGATGGCGCGGAGTTTTCTCATACTGGTATTGCCCAGCTATGGTCGGCAAACAGAAACGCCTCTTTGCCTGGGAAAACCTTGGAAACAGCATCGTTAACAGTCTGCATATTGTAATCGTGTCCAGACATAATCCCGCCAGCCTTCACCTTGGGTAGCCAGCCCTGTATGTCTTGCAACGCCATTTCATGCTGGTGATTGCCGTCAATATAAACAAAGTCAATTGATTTATCTGGCACTAGAGCCAGCGCATCTAAACTCTTTTGCCGAATCGTAGTGATGTTTGGCTTGTCTTTAATCCTTGCCAGATAGGACTGGTACACCAATTCAAGACTGCAAGAGTTGCTTGCACAGTCAGCATCATCATATCCATCAATCCAAGGATCAACGGCGATGACTTGCTGGAAGTAATCGGCAAATATAATTGTCGCTTCCCCGCCGTATACCCCAACCTCAACTGCCTTATCACAGGGGCAGTGCGCTTTTGCAAATTTACCGAGTGCATGAAGTGCGTCTTGTTGCGACGCTGTACGCATTAAGGGTACGCTCAAGCAGGCATCGGCGCGGCCTGTTGCATCGGCTGACCCTCAGTAGGTGTTGCCCCTACCGCTTGCCCTTGTTGGCGAGTGTCTGCCTTGGCCGCATCACGAAGCTGTTTCTGGATAGCGCGGGATGTGTTGGGATCGATCTGTTCCAACGCCTGCAAATGCTGTTGTAAGTGCGCCATTAGAACTTGCATTGCACTCTGGTCGACCGGCTGCTGGCGCAGTTGAGCCGCTTGGTTAAATGCGAACAGAACAGATATATGCGCTTTGTGATCGTCGCTAGGTTTGATTGCGACTGGGAATCCAGTGGCGAGCATCGTTGCAATCTCAGTCGCTTGATCTTCAGCTTGGTCTCCAGAAGCGGCTTGCGGATCTTGGAAGAGTCTGCGGACCAGCGAGGGATCGTCTTGTTCAAGCACTGACTTTACCAGTTCGCCTTGGTTGACAAAAGGATTATTTTGGAACATCTGCATCCGCGCTACTGACTTCTGCAAGGCAAACTGGCGGTTGATAAAGTCCAGCCCGCCCTTTGGCTCAATCGAATACTCAGCGTGGATGCCGTCTGGAACCATCTGACCAGTCTCTTCAGCGTACCTAAACAGCAAGTCCTCTTTGGCGTACTGCACATAAAGCGACCAGCACTGCCTAAAGAGGTGCGACAGGCTCATCCTAAAGATGCGGTTGCGCAGATCGCCCGAAGCAGCCGCTTGGGCTTGGATAGCGGCAACCTCAGTCGCAGTCTTGCGATCCGAGATTTGGTACTGCGAGCTTGCACCCATATCAAACTGACCCATGCGCTGTTCAGCCGACATCTTCTCCTCCATCATCAAACGCTGGAAGTCGAAGGGTGGTTGGCTAAATTGTACGGGCTTTAAGCCTTGGGGCAGGATCTGCCCAGGTTGCATCTTTAGATTTGCCGTGTTGAGCGAGATCGGATTCTGTGCTTCAAAGACGGGTCGGTTGGCCAGTTCAACGTAGTCGCTCAATGAGTTCTTGAGTTTGTTGAGCAGGTTCTCACCAGGGAGGAGGATTTCTGCGACTCCTCTGGGACTGTACCAACCGCCCCCTGTCAACTCATAGGGGAAATCGACAAAAGGTGGTTCGCCGTGTTCGTAGGGTAAGGTGAAAGGTTTTCTAACATCCGTCTCCACATCCAGCGGGCTGTAGGTTTCAACCTTCCAGCCGTCCTTGGACGGGGTGTAAAGTTCCCACAAGATGATAGTGTCATTGCCCGACTCCTGCGTAATCCCTTCCCGCCTGTAAATCTCATCTTGAATCTCGCTGCGTAGCCCAACCGATTCGTTGACCTTGCCGCTGATGCGTTTGACAAATTCCTTGTCCTGCTTGTAAAGCGAGTTGGTCTTGTAGCTGTCGACTGAAATAGAAATGATGTGAACGATGAAATCTGCATCCGCCAAGTTCTTGCAGTAAGCCGGTACGACCACGTGGAACGGGTCAATTGCCTCAAAGGCAATCTGCTTCTTGTCCTCGTTCCAGACTACCTTGGCTAACCCGCGCCCGTAGAGAAGCAAGTTGTCGATGACCGAAACAATCTCTTTCTGGAAGTTAGACTGCTCGCGCATCTTGTAATCAAACCAACGCTCGGCAGATACGGTAATCGGGGTTAACTGCTGGCGCATCGGGACGAAGCTGGAAAGGATGTCATTGCCAATTGCGCTGTTGACGAAGGAAGGTTTTAACTTCTCAATCGCGCCGTCAATTAGCTGAACGTGAAGGTCAGCGGCGGTAGGCCAAGGTTTAGTCTTGCGCCTAACCCCAAAGTATCTGGCTTGGTAAAACAACCGCTGGCGGTTCTCCCAAGTCTCGCGCTGGTTTAAGCTATCAATGATGCGCTCATGATATTCAGTGCGGCGGGTATATTTATCGCTCATTTGTTATCCTTATTAAAGAAATCAGAAAGTTTTGAAATATAATTCATTTGGTCTTCTGTCGCATTTTGACCGCTAGTATCTCCAGTAAACAGCCTTGCCGCTATAGTTGCTTTTCTGTCATCTTCACTTGCGTTTTTGTATGTACTATTATCAAGATATTTATTCTGTTCTTCCGTAAGATCAAAGCTAGGCTTCTCTACTTGACCAGTTCTAATAAGTATTCTTGTTGCTTCGTTTTTGATTACGGAATCTTTTTGTTGCTCGTTTAGGCTCGAATATGGATTAAGAATAATTTTATTATCTTCAGCAGCCATCCCAGTTACATTTCTATTCTTGTCAAAATAATCTAGCTCGCTTTGAAACGGCTCTCTCAACAAATCGTATGGGTTCATTTGTTACGCTCCCTACTCAATTCAAATGACAGATCGTTGACGTAATGTAAAGCACGCTTTGCCCAAGCGCGTACTTTTGGATCAGCAGTACGGACAGCAGAATAGTTTTCATCTCGTATTAAGGACTCAACTGCCCCCGTTGTGTTTGTTACTGGGGTCGTTGTTGCGCAACCACCAAGACTCACCAGGCAGATCACGGTCGATAGCTTCGCGATTCTTGCGCCAATCGCCTTCAAGGTTCTGGGTGCGCTTGTCTTTCCAACCTGGGATGATGCGAAACACGGCTGCGATGATCTCAAGGATTGCACGCAGCACAAAAGATTATTTGATATTTAGCCCGATTGTCTTTAGGAAAGACACAATCTTTTCCAAGAAAGAATCGTCAGCGGGGGTGGGGGTAAGTTTAACAATGATGCGTGCGGCCAAGACAACGCCACCAACAGCGGCGACAATCTCTTGCCAGTTTGCGGTAATCCAGTTCCATATATTCATAGTGTTTATCCTCCTGCGTCAAAGCCAGCCATAACGGGGTCACTCGCCTCCGACATGATCTGACTTAACATCCGCCAAGTTGGACGCTCGGTGGGGAAAGTCAAGTCAAGGTTAACATTGCCACCACTTAAACACAAAGCAAGGGCATCGGCTCGGTCGGGTGAGGCTAGTCCCCTAGACCGCATCGAGTCCTTAGACTCCACGCCCAGCTTGCCTTTGCTGTTGGTTATCGTGCGCCGACAAGTTAACTGCGCGGTTAGGTCCTCGTCCTCTGGCAGTATGACTTCAGCCGCTTCAATCTTCTTGGCCATCGTGTACCACATCTCAGCCGCCCTATTGGTATACGCATCGGTGTCGTAGGCGGTAGAGCCAAAGTTAACTCGGTTAACCTCCCAGCCCGCCTCAGCCAACGCATCGCACATCGGCATACCCAACCCACTCGCATCCGCATAAATGTCTTCTGGCTTTAACCCAGCTTTCTTAAATTCTACAATAAACCTACCCACCGCAGACATCGTATCCCTTTCGCGCCATGCGATCATGGGTAGCACCTTGTTGCCGTCACTTATGCAAAGCACGTTCTGATCGCCACCAGCAGCAAAGTCTACGCCAGCTCTGCGGGTTCCAGGCTTAAAGTCGGGGGGTTGGTTGTGGCAGTTCTGTAGCTGGGTCAGACTAATCACCAGACTCTCCGCCCCTATGTCGACAAACTCGCCGTACACCATTGAGCGGGTCAACGGGTGTTTCTCGCCATACCGCTGCACCACTTCCTCAATCTGCGTCGGTGTGATGTGGGGGCAGTCAAAGGCGGTGACAGCGTGCTTACTCCACATATTTGCCTCCTTGGTAAACGCTCGGTAGAACGCGCCGCTAGTCCCGCCTGGGCTGGATGCGATTAGCAGCCTAGTTGGTTGACACCGGCTGATAGCCTCAAACAGCGGGTCGGCTACGGTCTTGGCTTCGTCCACCACCATCAGCAATGGATGAGAATCGTGGTCTTCTGCGTGCCAGCCTTCAGCACGCCCTGCATCGGTCGCTGAGTAGCCTATAATGCGACTCGTATTGCCGTTGGGGTGGAGGTAGCGGATCTCGCCAGATGTCACTTCCCATGCCCCGCCGAGTTTAGAAATGTGATGGCGCAGGCTAGGCCAGAGTTGTGATTCCACCTGACGGAACACGCCAGCGGTCGTGACAGCGATTGAACGCTGGTAAACGAGCGCGTGCCATATCAAAGCGGCTGCAATTACGGTGCTGGTCTTGCCGGAGCCGTTGGCCCCGATTAAGTAGGCGCTGTGGCCTTGCAGGTTGATCTCCAGTTCGGAGATGGCC